GTTACCTTCGTGGATCAATTTATATTCGGGGGAAGTGTTACCATATATATGTATAACCCAACGAAAAATCCAGTCCAGTTTCAGTTCGGACGGATTATAGGTCTTGGGTTTAATAGACCAAATAACGCTATAACTAGGTGGCAGTCTGATGTAGCCACTCCGAGATTATCTTGGAATAGCTACACTGTCAATACTAGCAAGACAATAGGTCAAACAGTATTTAGTTATAAAGATACAACTGGTCAAGCATCTACCACCAGGTTCTCAGATACTCCTCTATCTGTAGGCTGGTGTTTTGAACCTGTCTGAGCGACAGTAAAGCAACATCTTTCCAAGTGTACACAGATAATACTCAATCATACAACTTAGCAACATCTACACAGTGTCGAGTATTTAATTGTTATTATTGTTAATATTGTAAATATATTTTTATTTTATATGGTTGATTAATCTCTTATATTTTTATTTTAAATTCAAGGTTCACCAGTATATTTGGTAGATCTTACACACACCATTCTCCCAAATATGCATGATGGACAAACAAACAATTAAATTCCTTAACGGTGGCGGTTTTTCATTAGGGACTGATTCAGATCCCGAGTGGAGAGACGTCATCACCTCTGTGGCACACGCGGCAGAGAAGACCAGAAATGGTAAAGATATTAATAATAAAAAGCAAAGAATTAAGAGAGAAGAGAAGACAAATAGATTTAGGAAAGGTGGAGAGAATTCCAAAGGGTCAAAAGAAACACGGCAAAATAATGCTAGCCAACAAGCGAAAGGATTACCCAATCCAGGCCATAACCTAGAGAAGGTTGCCAAATTATGTAAATTTAGGGGTAATTGTCATTATGGAGCCCAGTGTAGATTTTTTCATTCTGAGGAAGAACTCGAAGCCTATAATATTAGTAAACAACCAGAACCTCAGAAAGTTGAGGAAAATAAACAAGAAAATAATAAAATAAAAGAGGAATTAGTAGAGGAAGAAGAAGCAAAAGTTTGTTATCAATTAGGTCAACAATTTTATATATTAGTTAAAAGCAAGATTTTTGTCATTAAAAGTACAGAAGGCTTTATTGTTGATCAATCGATGACAACTTATTTTAAGTATCCAGAGTTTTCAACTTTTGGATGTACCTTCCCAGGTGAAACTAGACTGTTTAATAAACATATGTATGATATTATGTTAAATAGTTTATCAGTGCTTCCTGATGACAGTCGTAACTTTAAGGCATTGCAAGCGTATATGCCTAAAGAGTTTAAGGATGTTTCACCACTTACGTTAAAACACATGATGGTAGGCTTTGCATATCATAACAAATCCAAAGTTCCAGCAGCACTGGTGACAACCCCACGTCATTATACTTCATTATCA